TGGTTCTGGATGGGCGTTCTTTAGTTTAACCAATTCATCACGAAGTTTGCTTCCATCATACTGAAGTTCTTTCCAGAAATTATATAATGGTTCATACAAGTCATTCACCCAGATATCCAAGTGAGGATACATCTGAGTGATATAAAGAGCAACAGAACCTCCACCAACAAAGGGTTCCCGAAACTCGGTATAGTCTTTGAATAGTGGAAAGAACTCTGCCATCTTTTTAGTAGCACGAGACTTACCACCAGGATAACGAAGAGGTGTCTTTAGCGATGTCATAGGATTAGTTGCTTGTCAGGAGTGATGATTTCAGGACCACCAAACAACTCATTATAACGCTTGGCGACATCAGGATTTACTTCGACACAGTAAATGACATGTTTCATATCAAGTGCAATGTCAGGATTTTGTTGGTCAATAACTGTTGCCCAGGGAGCGAATCCTACTTGCTGTGCATTTGGGATGACAACTAAACTATTTTTAATAGTAAGAATACCATCAGACCAGTCTACTACTTCAGCAAGAATTTCCTCACCAGTGATCATTCTAATCAGTTTTACGTCAATCATGTTGTCAATAGTTTTTCTAAAGGGTTTGGTTGTAAAGGTTTGAATTGGTCGGGATCAAAAAATTCCCCGTCTACATGAGTGCAACATGCAATATCTGGTCGATATCTATGGTCTAACATGCACATCAAATCTTGATGAAATGTTGTGTGGCAAGTTGGACACAAGCAAACACACTTTGCCAGTTCTTGATCAATTCTTTTCTTAGTCGATCTATTTACTAGTTCAGAAATAATCGCTCTGGTTTCATCGTCATCATCGATATGATGCCACTCATATACGACCCAACTTAAACCTACATGACAAAACTCACATCCTCCACGACGTTCAATTTCTCTATAAGTATACTCTTTATTACTTAAGTATCGATTTCTATCAGTGGCCTTTTTCTTCTTTTGCTTCGCTGTAGGATTTTCTACTAGTTGAGATTTTGTAGATCTTAAACTATATTTTCTATAACTCATTACTCAATACCTTTAGGAAATTCTTCAATCTCAGTCAATTCATAGTCCCAGTCTTCCATGACTGTATTGGCATAGAAACGATCAGAAAGCATTTCGATTTCTTTCTCTGCATACTCTCTGGTCTCTGCTTCCAACCAAATATCAATCACCTTGCCAAGTCTAAGTTTCTTGATATCTAACTCCGACAATCTCTTACTACCATCTCTCACAGCATTACCTGGTGAGTCATCAACCTGTGACCTCAGACGGATGAATACTAATGCTTTAAACTTCATTTAAATTCACACTCCACCATAATTTGAGTTAGACATGCAAGTAGATTAATCTCTTGGTCTACAACGAAAGCAGATTTATATTGATACTCAGCAATGATTAAAACTGCTGCTGCAATACTAGGACCACCCATAACGCTAGATAGATTATCATACAATTTACGCATGATAGAAGTTGGGTCTGCATCAAGATTTTGTGTCACCCACTTCTTGACATCATTGAACTTCTTATCCTTTAATGCTGCTACAAGAGTATCAGTATTGGCATCACCTAGCGCCGCCAGAATACCAGTGTCGATAGACCCTGTGCTGGCATATCGCTGCAGTTCGTTAAGGGTTCTTCGGAAGTCTGGGAAGTATTTCTGGACGACTTCTGCAAGAACTCTAGGAGCGAAGGTGACCTTCTCGCGCCTGAGGATATCTTCACAGCGTTTAAAAAACTTAGCAGCAAGTTCTTGCTTTGTCTGACCTCTGACATTGAATTCTACTACCGTCGTTCTGCTATGTAGTGGTTCAATAATCTTGTTTTTGAAGTTACAAGTGAATATGAACCTACAGTTTTTTTGGAACTCTTCGATACTTGCACGAAGGAGAAGTTGGACATCTGGGGTTGTGTTATCTGCCTCATCAATGATAAGAACTTTGTGACGAGCAGAAGCAGTGAGAGACACAGTAGAGGCAAAGTTCTTTGCCTGATTGCGTACAGTATCCAGGAATCTACCTTCATCCGATCCATTGATAACATAATAATCTGCTCCAAGTTCACGACATAATGCTTTGGCAATAGTAGTCTTACCAACACCAGCAGTTCCAGAGAGAAGGAGATTAGGAATCTCTCCTTGTTCAATAAAACTCTGGAAGGTTTGCTTCACATTGGCAGGAAGAATACATTCCTCAACGGTTTGAGGACGATACTTCTCTACCCATAAAAAATCATTCATCAGTTGTTAGGTTCGAGAGCAATAAAATACTTGATGCCATCTCCTTCAAACAGAGATACATTGTGCTTACTTACAATCACATTATAATCTGAAGGCAAGAGTTTCAGATTTTCAACCTTAAAGCAGTAACAAAACTCATCAGTAGATTCACCAACTTCAATAGAATATGAGTTGGAAGTTTCGTTTTTCTTATCAGTAACACAGAGTTGCATAGACTCTCCATCACTAAAGAGACATAGGTCAGGCACCTGATAGAACGCTGCAGCACGTAGAACCTGATTCAAATGAGTTGCACTCAGTCTGAATCGCACATCTTCAGAAGGAAGAGTAATCTCTTTCTCGGGGGGTTGTGTAATGATATCAGGGTCGGCATAAAAGAATCTAGTTTTAGATTTGCCCCTCTCATCACTTACCGTAATATAGTTGGATTGTGTAGTATCAAATCTTGGTGCATCAAAGAGAGATAAACCACCAAGAAATACTCCGAGGTCATAGATTGAAATCTGAGATTGAAACTGCTCTTCAACATCAGCAATAGCAAGAATATTCTTATTGATGCTAAGAGTAGATAGTTTGCTGCCAGGTTTAATGACAATTGATTTGTTGATAGAACTAAAGTTCTTAAGAACTTCAATTGTAGATTTAGAGATTACTGTCATTGAGGATACGGTTCGGTAACTTTAGTTTTGTCTGAGAAGTGAAGAAGAAGCAATGCGTAGTGAAGAATCTTAACGATATCACGACGGGCAGTGCCTTTACGGTCATAGCGTGAAGCATACTTTAGGATGTTACTGCGACAAAATGCCTCAGCATCTCCACATGCTTCAATTAAATCTAGCGTTTGAATACTGTCGTTTCCAGCAGAATAATGTTGTCCATAGGTTCCTGTGATGTAATCGCGCAACTCCTTGAGAAGCGCGTCTTCATTGTACTTCATAATCAAATGGTTTCTTCCTCTTCATTGTACTCTGAATCTTCTCCAGCGTCAACCTTTGTATAGAGATCCAGGAAAGATTGCTTAGTGTCATCATCAAAACGATTGATACACATGTTGACAGCAGTAAGACGGTCACTAAAAATCTCCATCGCTTGTGCGATATGCACCAAACGGCGAGTTGTAATCACTTCGTCAACGCCACCATCAAAGAAAGTCTTACGAATGACACCTGCCCACTTCACAAGATTCTCTGCAAAGACACTATCACATCCAATTCCACGTAGAATTTTTTCTTCTATCGATGCAGTTGGATAATCTTGCTCGAATGTAATTGGGAAACGTTCGAGAAATGCCTCATTGAGAATATTGGTTCCAACAAAGCGGCCGTCATCGCTGCCTTTACCTTTAGTATTTGCAGTTGCAATAACATTGAATCCTTCCTTAGGTGTTACATATTTACCAATCTTCTTCAAGAAGACACCTTTACCTTCCAGCACAGACTGCAGGCACAAGATTTTATTAGATGCTAGGTCAATCTCATCTAGAAGAAGTACAGCTCCACGTTCCAGAGCTTCGATGACTGGACCATTATGCCAAACAGTGTCACCATTAACAAGACGAAACCCACCAATAAGATCGTCTTCATCAGTTTCGATTGTGATGTTGACACGAATCAACTCTCGCTTTGCTGTTGCACATGCTTGCTCAACAGAAAGGGTCTTACCATTACCTGAAAGACCTGTGATAAAGACAGGATAAAATTTATTAGAGGAGATAACTTTGCGAACAGATGCATAGTTACCAAAAGGGACATAGGAATCATCTTTTGTGGG